TACTACGACATACAAATGAAGAACTGAGAGAACTTGTTTGGAAGTCTCAGGAAATGTATCCAAAGATCTGGCCCGGTATCAAGTGGTCAGAACGAAAGATGCAATGGACTGCTCCATCTGGTGCAAGGCTTTGGTTCTCCTATCTCGATAGAGATGAAGATGTCATGCGCTACCAAGGTCAAGCATTTAGTTGGATTGGCTTTGACGAATTAACGCAGTGGCATAGTCCCTTTGCTTGGGACTACATGCGTTCACGTTTACGGAGTACTGCTCCTGATTTGCCTATCTACATGAGGGCAACGACAAACCCCGGTGGTCCCGGCCACCAATGGGTAAAGAAAATGTTTATTGATCCTGCACCAGCAGGTAAAGCATTTCATGCAACAGAGATTGAATCTGGGAAAACTTTAGTGTATCCTTCTGGTCACAGCAGGGCCGGTGAACCATTGTTCAAAAGAAGATTTATCCCTGCGATGCTAACAGATAATCCGTATCTGTATGATCAAGGTGACTATGAAGCGATGCTCCTATCTTTGCCTGAGCATCAACGTAAACAGTTGTTAGAGGGTAATTGGGATGTTGCTGAAGGTGCGGCGTTTCCTGAGTTCGACAGATCCATACATACTACTGATCCTTACGATATACCTCGTAATTGGGTTAAGTTTCGCGCCTGTGATTATGGGTACGGTTCTTTTTCTGCTGTTGTTTGGTTTGCCTGTACTCCTGACGAACAGCTTGTTGTCTATCGTGAGTTATACGTTAGTAAAGTTTTGGCAACTGATCTCGCAGATATGGTGCTTGAACTTGAGGAAGATGATGGGAACATCAAGTACGGCGTACTAGATAGTTCGTGTTGGCATAAACGTGGTGACATTGGACCCTCCCTTGCTGAGCAGATGATTCAGAGGGGTTGCCGCTGGAGACCATCAGATCGTTCTGCAGGATCACGTAAAGCAGGTAAAAACGAATTACATAGAAGATTGCAAGTCGATGAGTTCTCAGAAGAACCACGAATGATTATCTTTAATAACTGTACAAATATAATTTCACAACTTCCGAGTCTACCTCTGGATAAAAAGAATCCAGAAGACGTAGATACAAAAGCAGAAGATCACTTATATGACGCATTGCGTTACGGAATTATGAGCCGTCCACGGTTTTCAATATGGGATTTTGATCCATCTAACTCACCGACATCTCAATTCGTTCCATCAGACTCAACCTTCGGATATTAAATATGGAAGATAACGATCTCATTATTGAAGATAGTGCCATCACATTAGAGGATGTTACTAGCTATTCAGATGAAGACCCATCAACGCATCGATTGATGAACTACGTAGACGAGCGTTTCACTAAAGCTGAAACAACTCGTAGAACAGAAGAAGAGCGGTGGTTACAGTCATATCGTAACTACAGAGGTATATATGGACCGAATGTTCAGTTTACTGATTCAGAGCGTTCACGTGTATTTATTAAAGTAACTAAAACAAAAACGCTTGCCGCATACGGTCAGATTGTTGATGTATTGTTTGCAGGGCAGAAGTTCCCTCTTTCTATCGAACCGACAGTTCTCCCTGAAGGTGTAGCTACTGCTGTTCACTTTGATCCTCAGAAACCAGAAGGTGTTGATGAGGGGATACAAGAACCAAACAAGTTGACTGAGTCTCCTTATGGTTATGCAGGAGATGGTAAAGACTTCCCTCCCGGTGCAACACTGAAAGATTTGTTGGGACCATTAGCTCCTAAACTAGAAGATGTAGAAAATCTTCAAGAAGGTGAAGGAGTTACGCCATCTTCACAAACATTCTTCCCTGCGATGTATGCCGCTAAGAAGATGGAAAAGAAGATTATGGATCAGCTAGAGGAATCTAGTGCATCGAAGAAACTTCGCAGTGCCGCATTTGAAATGGCGTTGTTTGGTACTGGGATCATGAAAGGTCCATTTGCCATTGACAAAGAATACCCAAGTTGGGATGAAGAAGGTAATTACAGCCCAACAATTAAAACAGTACCCTTTGTTGATCATGTTTCTATTTGGAACTTTTACCCTGATCCAGATGCAGACAATATGGATGAAGCACAGTATGTGATTGAGAGGCACAAGATGTCTAGATCACAAGTCCGTGCTCTCAAGAAGCGTCCTTTCTTCCGTGAGTCTGTCATCGAGGATGTCATCGACATGGGAGAATCCTATGTCAAGAAATACTGGGAAGACGACTTAAATGATTTCGACATTGAATATGATATCAATCGCTACGAAGTTCTTGAATATTGGGGAGCGATTGACTTAGAGCTATTGAAAGAAGCAGGAGTAGATATTCCTGAAGAATTTGATGATGTCGATGAGTTACAGGCGAACATCTGGATTTGCAATAATCGAATTATTCGTGCTGTTCTCAACCCATTTAAGCCTGCCCGTATTCCATACTATGCAGTTCCATATGAGTTAAATCCTTACTCTTTCTTTGGTGTAGGTATCGCAGAAAACATGGACGATACACAAACGCTGATGAATGGTTTCATGCGTATGGCGGTGGACAACGCAGTCTTGTCAGGAAACTTGCTTATCGAAATCGATGAGACAAATCTTGTGCCCGGACAAGATCTCTCAGTGTATCCGGGGAAAGTATTCCGCAGACAAGCGGGAGCACCCGGACAAGCTATCTTCGGTACGAAGTTCCCGAATGTATCTGCTGAGAACATGCAATTGTTTGACAAAGCCCGTGTACTTGCGGATGAGTCAACAGGCTTCCCCTCCTTCGCACACGGACAGACTGGTGTCGCAGGCGTAGGCCGTACAGCTAGTGGTATATCTATGCTGATGAATGCGGCGGCAGGTGGCATTAAGACTGTCATTAAGAATATTGATGACTACATGCTACGTCCATTAGGGGAGGCTTTGTACGGATTCAATATGCAGTTTGACTTCGATCCTGAGATTAAAGGTGATCTTGAAGTTAAAGCTCGTGGCACAGAATCGTTGATGGCGAATGAAGTACGCTCACAGCGTCTCATGCAGTTCATGCAAGTTGCATCGAATCAAGTGCTCGCACCATATGCGAAGTTCCCATACATCATGCGTGAGATTGCGAAGGCAATGGATCTCGATCCTGACAAAGTCACTAATTCAATTGAAGAGGCGGCTAGACAGGCTGAGCTTTACAAGCAAGAGAATCCACAACCTGAAGCACCACAGGGTGTTCCGGGTGTAGCTGATACTGCTGGCACAGGCGGCGGTAACATCGGCATGGGTCAAGCCCCAGTACCGGGCGAACAAGGTTTCACAGGCAATGAGCAACAACCACAGCAACCGCAAGCAGGCGGTCAGTAAATTAAAACCGATGCTTAGCACGAAGCGTCAATGGGACGGCTTCTGCGATTACTTGGACATTATGATATCCGAACAGCACACAAAACTAGAGAAGTCGGACAACATAGTATCCATTCATCGAGCACAGGGTGCGATTGACGCATTTCGCTATCTTAAATATCTCAGAGAAGAGGCTTCTGAATAATGTCAGCAATAGGTCGATTACTTGGCAGACAAATGGGGGATGTATTCGGTGAATATGTCCTTAAGTCACGCGAGACCGTAGAAGGGTCGCCAAGAGGTCGAACAAAACCCAAGCCTGCCGCATCATATATCAAGGAGATGCAGAAGGAAGGTGTGCCGACAGAAGAGATGAAAGATTTAGGATTGCTTGACGATTACGATCCTAAGACTGGGCTGGATCGTCAGAAGCTAATGACAAAGGAAGAGATGCTCAGTGAGATTGATCGTCGTCGAGCGGAGCGTTTAGAGAGTCGTGGTGTATATCGTGGTGATATACCTCCTCCGATAGGAGAGGGGGAGACAGTTAATCCACGCTTTGTTGGCGGTAAAAAAATAATTAAAAAATCTCCTCCTCCTCAGTTTGAGTCGCCTGAGCCGGTAATAGGGACGCAATCTAAACAAAGAACTCCAATGACTAGTTATAATATTTATCAACAAGACATTGGTGATCCAGATACATATGAAGAAATTACATATGGTTTGCGGGAAGGTCCAGAAGGAAAGAGAGCCGCTAGACGTACCGGAGAGCTTTCAGATCGTTCAGTTATTGGATTTTATTCCAGATCAGAAGATGAAATGGGTCTTCATTTCCCAGAAAGGGATCAACTATTCCATCTCCGTCTAAATCGTGGAAAAACAACAGACGGTGAAGGTGTAACTAACCTATTAGAATTACAATCTGATATCCAACAACGTGCGCAGAAAGGAACGCCCCTAGAATTAAAAGAGGAAGAAGCAACACCGCTTAGACCCACAAAGCCTGAATACCGTGATCCAACTCTTCCAATGGTACATAACTGGGAAGTGCTGGGAGTCAAGGAAGCTGTCAGAAGAGCAGTTCAAAACGGGGATAGATATTTAGCAATTACACCCGGTAGAGAAATTGGTAGAGCGGTAGGGGCAGTTGAAGCCATTTCAACTGAAGAGCCGCTGAAAGCTATTCTTACAAGAAGTCAATCTGGCAAAATTGATATAATTTTTACGGGTCTTGATATACGTAAAGAATATTCAGATCTGGAAAATATAGATGATCTGAATATCGTTAATTCCAAGATGTCTCCAGATGTTGAAGAAATATTATCTGGTATGGGATACGAAGAATATTTAAATAATCCAATGGAATTTTCTGGATATTTAGATGATATTGAAAACGCTAGATTTGAAAATAATTTATCTATTCTAGCTCGTGCGATGGTTACTGTTCAGTTTAATGACTTTGGATATAAAACTCTTTCTGCTGAAGGCATACAGTACGCAGAAAAGTTAGTCGATGATTTCATGGATTCACTCGTTGATTATGGTATTGATGTCGGAGGTGATGTAGAGGATTTCGTAGCAGAAATAACTGAAGATCCAATCCAAGTTTATTCATTAGTATTGCCTGAGTCTATTATCGATAGAATGCTTACTATCCGTTCCTCCTTAGAAGATTCAGAAGCTATTGCTGACGAAGTTCTTCAGCGTATGTATACAGATGAACAAGTTGCCAAAGCATTGAACATAAATATCGGTGAAGTAAGACGTTTAGCTGATAGCGGGGAATCAGTCGAAATTACACCAGAAATGGAATTCGGTGGAGAGGGCGTTATTGATTTTTATGACAAAACTCTTATCAGTGAAAAGCGTCTTCAAAAGTATGGTGCTCCTCTTGTAGAAATAGAACAGACACGCCCAGACGGTACAACTGTTACTACAAATGCACTAGATCTTAAAAAATTTATAGATGCGAAGAAGAAAAACAAAAAAGCAAAAATACCATATTCTCTTTACAGTGCTGTTCTAGGTATTCCTCTTGCAGGAAAATTAGGATCTATAGTTTCTTCACAAGAGCAAACGCAAGACGATGAAACTACTAAAGCGTTTGACAATGGCGGTCTGTCTCAATCTGAAAAAGCAAGTAAAGCATTTGCTCAAATGAATGATATGCTTGAAAGCGGCGTAAAAGAAAAAGTAACAAAAAAAGATGGAACGCTCATTTCTAAAACTTACAAAGATGCAACGTATGCCGCTGAAGATGTGTTGCGTATGTTACGCTCCGGAGAAATTACGAGAGAGCAAGCAAAGAAATTCTTAGATCAACAAAAAGAAGCTGGCAACTATGCCGATGGTGGACTGCTAGACGAAGGGGGCACAGTAGATCCTGTATCGGGCAATGATGTACCTTCAGGTTCTACACAAGCAGAAGTTCGTGACGACATCGATGCTAAACTTAGTGAAGGGGAATTTGTATTCCCGGCGGATGTGACACGTTATATTGGCCTAGAAAATTTAATGATGCTCCGTCAAAAAGCTAAAGAAGGGCTAGCTAAGATGGAAGCAATGGGTCAGATGGGCAACGGCGATGAGGCTGTCATTCCAGATAATGTAGACTTCAAAGCCGAAATAGGCGAAATGATTAAAAATCAAGGCGCATCTTCCGAACCTGTTGAAATGGATATAGGTGGTGTAACACCCACTTCTGGAACACCTA